ACAGTGTAGTGCGGTTGGCGACTGCGGTGATACGGAACCATCTCTAGCGTATTTCTTCCCACTAGGATGATTTGCATACCTACGGGAGCGAGTAAATCCCATCTCAAGAAACTTCCTTGCCATATCCATTCCAATGAAGTCCTGTTGCTCCTTATAGTCACAAAACATGGAGTAGATTTTATCAGCAGATTTGCGAGCAGTAGTTTCATTTACAAATCTCCAATGAGAGCATATATCGTTAGTGTAAGGGCGTACCAGTAGCACTCCTTGTTCCCCCCTTCCAATGCGATAAAGTTTGCGATTTTCCTCAATTGTAAAATCAATGGTTTTGTAATCAAGTCCATAATCAAATTCTTTCATATTCTTGAGAAGTGAATTCAACAGCTTTAAAAGCCTCTGTTAAATATTGTACTGCTAACTCAGGTAAACATTTCTCTCCACAGGTAAAAATGTCACACTTTGCAACATTCTTTTCTGGCCAAGTATGAATACTAATATGACTATCTGCAAGCATTGCTAGACCTGTTACTCCTTGAGGTTTGAATTTATGTGCATTGATATTAATTAATTCTGAATTAGAAACTTTTGCTGCAACATATAGACTCATTCTAACATGATCTTCACTATCTAATAATTCAGATGGACAATCTTTCAAATCAAATAATATATGTTTCATTAAAACCCCTTAGATTTTTTTCTTGGTTTATTAACAACATGTACAACTGCATCAAAATTTAATGAGTTGCAATTATTCCACCACCATTCTTGAACCTCTTGCCAAGACTCCACAATAAAAGTTTTTCTTGAGGAAACTATCTTATAGTTATGTCTATCATAGAGTTTATCACTTGTTTGTGAAAAATATCTAGGATCATTCTTTTCAATTAAATTAGTCATCATGATCATCCCAAGGGTCTGTTAATCCATCATTAGCAAAGAATCCTTTATAAACACCATAACCTGCTAACATAATTGTAATCACTGCAATTGATACACCAAAAGTATAATCAGGATCTAATGTGAGATGTGGAATAATCATTTTATAAGTTCAAAGAATCCAGTAAAAGTTACCCTATCTTCATCAATAAACCAATCTTCTTTTAGATAAGCGTTGTGCCAATAATGACTAGGATATAGTATCATACTATTATAATCAATATCTGCAACATATTCAAGTTTATAATTTTCATATTCATCTTCTCCAGATTCTTTCCATTGTTTTGATATTACAAATTCATGCTTATTAGTAATATCTCTAAGATCACTATAATCTTTTGCAGTAAAATCACATACTGATTTTTTGTTGTTAAAAGAATAGAAGGCAGTTTTAACTTTGTCTGATTTTGTCAAACTCATATTAAAAGCAACATCATTTAATGGATCTTCATTTTGATCATCACCTGGAAAAGTATCAACATGAGGAAGATAAGATCTTGAAGAATACAACTCCATATTTCCATTGTATGAGTTTCCATAAAATTCTATTGGTGTTACCTCCTCTGCATTATAGAACTTTGTAAATTGCTCAACTAATGGAATAAAATATGTTTCAATGTTAGGACCAAAATCAAAAGACTTTCCTGGTCTAAGACAATCAGGATCACCAGCATTTTCCCACCAATAACCATCCTCCATAAACTCTCTTACCTGTTCTGGATATTTAAGAACATCTTTAGCAATAAAAATTGGTGTGTCTCTATCTGATGTGCATGAGTCTTTTAATGGTTCAAATGACAATTCATTTACAACAAATACTTCTTTCCATTTTTCACTAGCACATTTCATTTTTTTCTTTTTCTCCTAGAATAACTTTTCTTATTAGACTTTTTAAATACACCTGCCTTTGCTAAAAGATATACTGATAACACTGTCCAAAATACAATCTCTAATCCTATGTTATTCATGGGTTAACCTCCAGCAGCATCACATCCAATCTTACTACCTACAACTGCACCTAGTGGAATTGCCCACCATCTTCCTTCATTTCTAGACATGGCAGCACCAGCAGCGCCACCTAATAATGCACCAGCAACTTTACCATCTGTACAATCATTATCATCATATTCAACTACAGTTTCTCTTTTGATAAGAGGTTCAGATGTAACATCATTACGACAAGGAACTTCAATTAGTTCACTGAAAGTTCTTACATAACCAGGATCTTCTTTTGTGCCAGGTATATACTCTTCTCTGTATGTTTCTCTGTAACAAGTTTTGCTAGTTGTTTCCCATCCTATAACATCTTCAGCACTTGCTGAAACAGGTGTGAGTGCTATAAGTGATGCAAGTAAAAGTTTCATTATTCAAAAGTAGAATCAGGTTCTAATGCTATGTAGTAAGTTAAGTCATAATCTTCACTTGTAAACTTAGACAAAAGTTTTGAAGAGACAACAACATTGTATGTACCAGGTATAATTTTCAAGTTTTCTTCTTTAAAGTTGAATGTAAACTTCTTATCTGTTTCACCAACTACAATTGAGAAATCATTTGATGTATCATTCTTCTTATCTCTTGCAACTAGTTTAACAACACCATCTTCTCCAATAGCAGAGATATCAGGTAAAGAATAAACATATGATGCTTTCTTTAGTTTCTCTAACTGTTGACTTCTAAGAATAAAACAAACATCCTGTGTTGGTAATGAAAGAGGTTTATCTGGTGGTGATACAATCACTGATGGATCAGCAAAGAAATACTTAGATCTCATCTTACCTTCTCTGATAACTACATGCTCATCCCTAGTAAAATCCAACTCAGGAGTTTCATGTAAATCCAATCCATTTAAGAACTGAACTAAGTCATAAATTCCAAAATCTTTTGGAAACTCTTCATCTACAGTTGCTTCTGCTAAAATGTTTTTCATAACACTTATAGTACGCAACTTACTACCCTCTTTAAAAAGAATAGATTGATTAATAGATGAAAAGTTTTTTAATAACTTAATTGTTTTGTCAGATAATTTCATATCAGTTAGTGTGTCCATCAAAATAGTAAAGTAATAAACAATAATGTGCTGCTTTTAGTATATCGCGTTTTGCCTGTCCCTTCTTCTCATACCTAGTTAAGTATTTGATTGCATTAGATCTACAGAATGACTTTGCATCTCCAACAGATTCAATGATATCAAGTGTTTGAACATTATCTCCTTGATCAGATGTGTAATGTCCTTCATATGTTGTATTAACATAATCTGTAAGATCCTTTAGACTCTTATCCTCCTGATACTTTAAGGTATCATTTGGTTGTTGAATAACTTCTTTTTCTAAAGAATGTGGTTTTCTCCTTGTTACAGTTTTACCACCATCAGGTGATTCATATATCCAAGGTGTTTTTCCAGTTACTGCTTCTCCCATCATGTGATCAAATGCCTCAGTAAATGGGTTTTCTCTGTCAGGGTCATTTCTATTATAATCATAATAATAATCAGAGTGTTGATAATCATCACCACTACATCTTTCCTCATCAGGAATCTCTGGTGGCCAAGGTGAACCAGGAGTCCACTCAAAACCACCACTCTTCTCAATCCAATCTAAATTTATATCTTTAGACATAATACTTTGTATGCTCTACCAGTATATCAAGAATGTGTTGTTGAGTCAAGTGGGTTCTCTAATAAACCAACCAGTAGCAATATATTTGTCAACATTGCCTGTCAAAAATCCTCCCCTATGAACATGAGTATAAGATGCTGGCCATAAAACAATAGTACCTGCTTCTGGCTGTAAGGTTAATTTTTGATGTAGGAAATCTGTACCTCCACCACTTTGAGAAGGAACAGTATTCAGATAAACCATCCATGCAAGAACTCTATCTCTGTAAAGAAACTGACCATTCTCACAATGCCACTGATGATATCCTCCACCTGCTTTAGTTTTTTGAACTTTAGTAGTCCAAGTAGAAACAGGATCATTGTTTTGAAGTATTCCAGAATATACTGAAGTGTATTGCTCAAATGCTTTTTTAACAAAACCATTAAGAGTTTTATACAGATCCAAATCCACTACTTCTAAACAAAGTTGAGTATCACTCCTAGAGAATCTACCATCTTTAAATTGATTTTCACCATCTTTAAATGCTTCTGCAATAAATTCTCTCTGACCTTCCCATAAATTAAAGGATTGAATAACTGCCTCACATACATTGAGAGGCAGTCCTTTTTCAAAAATTCCTATGTGATCAGTTATCTTCATTTGGCATCTCAAAATCAGCATCAACCTTATCATACAACTCTAGGAATGATTGCTTTGTCTCATCATCAAATCTGTTTACACAAACTTGGATTGCTTTTGCTTTGTTGTTGAATATAGAGTAAGCACGAACTATGTGAACTAGTCTTCTTGTGCTGATGATATCCTCAACACCACCATCATAGAATGTCTTACGAATGATGTCACCCCAATCAACAAGTCTCTTACAAAAGTCTGCATCATCAACACCAAGATTGTTAGCAACTGCTGTCAATATCTTATTCTCAACAGAAGGTGCTGGATACTCTTGCTCAAAGGTTACTGGGAATCTCTCAAGGAATGCTTCATTAAGAACATTAGTTCCAATGAATCTACCATCATCTGAACCTTTACCTTTAGTGTTTGCAGTTGCAATGATATTGAATCCCTTTGCTGGTTTGATGAACTTTCCAATCTTCTTAAGGAAAACTCCTTTACCTTCCAATATAGACTGAAGACATAGTATTTTATTTGATGCTAGATCAATCTCATCAAGAAGTAAGATAGCACCTCTGTTAAGTGCTTCAATAACAGGACCATTGTGCCAAACTGTAGCACCATTGACTAAACGAAATCCACCAATCAAATCATCTTCATCTGTCTCAATAGTAATGTTGACTCTGATAAGTTCTCTCTTCAATTGTGCACATGCTTGCTCTACACCAAATGTCTTACCATTACCTGATAGACCAGTGATAAATGTAGGATAGAATATCTTGGATGAAATTATCTTCTTAATATCAGTGAAAGGACCAAACTTAACAAAAGTATTATCTGTATCTGGAACTAGATTCTGTTCTGATTGTGGAACTACAGCAGGTGCTTCAAATGCTTTCTCTATATTCTTAACTGCTTTAGGAGTCACTTTAAGATTCCACTTTCCCTTACCAACTTTATACTGCTTGATCTTTCCTGTAACAGTTGAATAACCAATGTCATTCATAGCACAAAATGCTCTGACATCAGCAGCAGTGAACTCTGTGCCATAGTTGGATTTTAAACCATCAAATGCTTCTTTTTCTGTCATTTTAATTTCAAAGGGAGTAGTCATAATCAAATCATTTATCTATACCCTTATTATACTTGTATGTATATACTAATCTATATTTAATGTGCCACTTTTTTATCTGGTTTCATCTGGTATATGAAGATTTAAGATATCCCATGTATGTTCATAACTATGTACATGATATGTAAATCCTAATTTCCTAGTTCTTATAAGGTTTGCTAGAGGGAAATCATTTTGTCCCTCTGCCATCATATCTCCATAGAAATATATAAAATCATCTTTACCAAAGTCTCTTAATATCTGTCCTTTATTTCTACCTAATGGTGTTATATCTAAACCAGTTTGACCACCAACTTGTACTTCTAAATCAGGAAATCTTTCTTTTATTTTTCTTGCTATGTTTTTTCTTTCATCATGTTTTCTATCCCATTTGACATACTCATCTCTCTCCTCTAATACAACTCCTTGACCTCTACCTAAGATACTAAAATTAATTCCACCAGGTCTTCTTTCTATGTGTGTTCCAGTTCTAACTGGAAACTTACTATGGTGTAATTCATCCATCAAAAATTCTTCTACATCACTAGGTATTTCCCATTCATCTCTATAGACATTTATATCCCCTTCATAGACATCACTACCAGAACAATTGTAAACTCTCTTTGCTTTTTGGAATAATTTATCTCCTATCTGTTCTATAGTTTTTTCTCTATTACTACCTGTGACAAGATAGACATCTTCTTTATCAGAAAAGTTAAGCATGTATCTTTCAAAATCATGATCAATCTGTTGTCTGGAAGGAGTCAATGTTCCATCAACATCAAAGATGTATTTGTTATTCATTTTTTTGGATATAATTTAGATATTTTTTCTTGCCTTTTTCTTTCCTTTTCTTTCTTATCATCAAACCAATTCACTGGCCAACGATTGAGTTTAAGAGCAGCACTAAAAGGTTTTTTCTTAGGCAATTTAAGTTTCATTTTTTATACTTTTTTATGCTCTGCTCCCAATCTGCTAAACTTGATTGCATTTGACCCTCATTCTCTTTTGGATCAAATTTATCATATCCTTTTATCTTTTTCCATTCATTATATAATGCACCTAATAACCATGCCTGAGACAATTGTTTAGGTCCATTCTCTAACAGTTCAAGATGACGCTTGTTACTTGTATACTGTTTGTATTCTTCTCTCCAATTGGAGTCATCATAAAGTGGTGTTGTCATTATCCGTATGTGAAAGTTTTGCCTTTGATTTGGGATTGACCCTCAGGGTTTTTACCCTGTGGTTTGAATGTTCCCAATTTAATATTTTTTGATTTACCTAACCCACCTTTGCGCGTTGCACTTAGTGTACCAGTTTTTTTGGTTTGTGTCAATACTGAGTCTTGCCCATACTTTTTACCAAGTGCCTTTACTGTCTTCTTGAACTTTCTCTTACCCATCTTTCCAGAAGTAACAACATGACTTCTTTCCTTTACTCTTTTCTCCTTACCATCATCACCTTTCTCTACATATGAACCAGTTACTTTAGTTGCACCAGGTAAACCTCTTCCACGAATATCCTTATCTAATTGTTTTGCTCTTTCTCTATTTTCTTTTGCAGATTTATCTCCTCTAGATGCAGACATTGTAGCCATACCACCCTTATCAGATTTGCTTTTTATTCTAGAGAGACTACTCTCTTGAATATCTTCTATGAATTTCTTGTATGTTTTCATGGGTTAAGTGCCATTAAAAAAAGGGTAATTGAGGAGAGCATGCTAGCCTTATCACTGTGATCCCAATTACCCATATTTATTTATCCTAATTGAATTTCATCAGAATTAAGTTTGTAATCACTCTCATAAAATTTATCAGCATCAATTGCAGTATTTCCTGTACCTACAGGTTCAAAAGGTTGTCTTACATTAATTTGTAATTCTTCTGTATCTTCAGTTTCTTTCTTTGTTTTCCAGAAATAGTTTTCATCATTACCTAGTCCATCTCTATCATGTCCATTTTCTACTTGATAGAATACAGTAGACACTTTGAAATCAGGAACTTTAGGTGGTTCTGGTGTCAAACTATTATCATATATCCTCATTCTATTATTAGGATATAAGGCAAACTGTCCATTGTCTAACTCAATAAGATTATGTGACTTATGCTCTGGTGGATTCTCACTAGTAGAATAATCTACAGCATCAACATCCTGATGATAATTATCTAAAGTACAAATATATGTACCTGTTTGTGCTCCATAGTCTCTTGTGTACAACTCATAATGCATTGATCCTACAAACTGTTTCTGAACTGCAACCACACCATAATCCATACAATTCCAAAACTGTAGGTTATGTAATTCCATATCAGGATTAGGTATTTCTGGTTCACTTAGAAAAGCAGATATAGGTAACTTATCAAACATAGCAGCATACTCTGGTAGATAAGTTTCAAAATAGAATGCTCTACCTGGTATACTTTTAGCAGATACCCATACTC